CCACCAAATCTTCTTCCTGAGCTATGGCGAGCTCCTCCGCCTTTTCATCCAAAAAAGCTAGCCTTTCAGCATTCTTCTTCAATCTTGCTTCATCTGCGGACATGGGTTCTCCCCCCCCCTTTTTTTTACGAGCCAGGAACGATCTGCGTCTTGGAAACCACCCGGAAGGAGCCGCTGAAGCGATAAACCCCACCGGCCGCCCCATTCTCAGAATAGGCCGTGAAGAATCCGGTTAAGGCCTCTCCATACCCGGAATTCCGAGTGTGCTTCAGAACTACTTGAGCCCCACTCTCCGCGGCTTCAGCTAAGGCAGACTGGCCGGAATCGGGACCACTCTCGTCCTCGACAGCTATCCCCTCAAGAGTCGCAGTTTCACCAACTGCAGTAGCTATGAATTGCTGCTGAAGAACATCCGTTCCGGTGATCACATCCTCCGATCCTGTCACTTCCTCTTCGGATACACTGACGGATCGCTCGAAAGATGTGACCTTTGCCACGATCTCATTGTCGATTTCTATCACGGTTCCCGCAAACTTGATTTCACCCGCCATTGATGTTCACCCCTTCTTATGTTCGATAGGAATCCCCAGTGGACTCCACCCTGACGATGTAATGCGCTGACCACTCACTGTTGCCGTTTTCATCCCGACCGATTGAAGCAGGAGTGGTAGAGATGAATACAGCATGAACCAATTTCCCACCATCCACGAAGGTCGCCCCGCCGAAACCAACCAAATCCTTATGGATCTCAAGTATCTTGTCCCTAGCCCCGGTGTAGGTCGAATTCCTCACCAGCACCTGAACCCCAAATAAATCTACCGAAAGAGCATTCGATTCGTCCGCTACCGGAGCCGTTTCATCATAGACGGTCACGCAGCATACGGGGAAAGCCGGTTGAAATCCCAGGAATAGATCCTCGTTCTGAGTTCCATGTCCCTTAGCCTGGAGATACTTCGCCAGTTCTTCTGCTATCATCGGAGTATCTCCCCTATCTCAAACATCAATGCCTTCTTCAAAGTCGGGGCAGCGAGCTGATTATATGGGTCTTTAAGATAGAATCTCTTACGACCCTTCTGAAAGTTGGCGGTGTTCTCATGCCATCGGACGGCGTAGGGGACAATCGGAAGTCCAGTCCCCGGCCCTCCTCCAAAGCAGATGACCCCAGCGGCATCAGGCTCAGGAGCCATGACTACTATCCCCGAATGCATCAAAGTCCCCTCATCATGAGGGACTTGCTGCTTGGCTGCTTCGAGAACGATGTAGCAAGTATCAGCCACAGCCTTCCGAAGGCCTTGACTCATCTTCGATATTAGCTCTGGGCCTCGCCAATTCTTCCAACCCACCTATCTCACCGCCACTTCGTAGTGATGAGTCTTGCCGGTCCTCGGGTCATCAATCGGGTCAATCCGAATAACCTCCATATCCTCCCGAATATAAGGGGATACCTGGTCGATCATCCAATGTTCATGACTCGGATCAATCGGAGCTGTGTCCGGAAGGAACACGATAGCTGATGCTGCAACCTGTTCCCCTTTCGTATCCGTCACCAATTTTGTTCCATACTGCACGAATCCTTGAACATCCGCATAGACTTCCGAATCCGAGAAGGTGCCTTCCCAGTCCCGAGCCCTCTTCCGAATCCTGAGATCATGGGTCATGAGCCGCTTTAGGATGGATTTCATATGACCTTCACCCCTCGCCGAATCAATCCGGCTGCGATTAGAGCGGCATCAGCGAATCCAAGGGACTCAGGAATGAGGCTCCCTTTCTGTCCATGCTCCGTTACCGAAAAGCGACCAAGACTTACACTGGCTGAGGATGGGGCAGAATCCCCATTCTCATGAAGATAGCCAACCATCTGGGCCACCCATTCCTTGACGGCGTTTACCTGGTGAACCGGCATGCTCAACAAATCCAGCTTCCATCCGCTTGCCAGAACGGGGTAATTTCCAATCCTAGCATCAAGAAGCATTGAAGCCCGTTGCAGGCGGGCATCTGTAGCTTCCCGCCAATTCCGGCCGGTTAACTGTGCATACTCTGTCGCTGTAAGGTACATCACGCATCTTCCCTTTCGGGTTCCGGCAAGTCTTCTGGCAGCTCGTCTTCTTGGAACAGAGCCAGCTGGTTCGACGGCGATTCGTCTTCAACAGGAGCTTCAGCGACTTCTTGCTTGACGACGACAACCGGCTTTTTCTTGCGTGTGAATGCCGGAGCCTTCTTCTGCTCAACCGGCTCCTGCTTCGGTATCGCTGCGGTCACAGGCTGGCCGGGAGCGGGCACTGCTGCGCCTACACGCAGAAAAGCCTTGGCGAACCGAGCGCCGACATCGACGACTTCACCGACCTCTCTGAATTTCGTGCCGTAATATCGACGCTTCACAAATTTGAGCCTCATCTTACTACCACCCCACTCTCGCTGCTTATCTCAAGAAAAAGGAGAAGAAGGGGGCGGGCGAAACCCCCTCCTGACTAGCTTATTTCGCCGTTGCCGAGCACTGCGAAGGGATACCGCTCATCTTCGTCAGGCTGCAGCCTGTTGATGGGGTTCGGGACCTGCCAGGCGAGACGCATGACGGCTCGAAGCGCCACGGCGTCCTGCTGAGCGAGGTTGACGACAATCTCCTTCGTGACCGGGTCCTGAATGACGGCCTCACTGAGAATCTTCCAGGTGATGTCCTTTCGGATCGCATAGACCAACTGACTCCAGTCACCCGAAATCAAAAGACTCTGCGAAGGATCGATGGAGCCGTTCCTGGGGAAGATGACACGCTCGCCATCCAATTCGTACCGGGTGGCCCCTTGCACGCCTTCCTTGTAAAGCGACTTGAAAATCGGCTGTCCAGCGAACGATACCCTACCAGTAGAGGGGTCAATGGTCTTCTCTCTCAAACCACGCATCTTGCCCCTCATCGCCATCGCAGCGATATGCCCGTTCACCATAAACCCGTCTTCCTCGACCTTAGCTATGACACCATCTTCGCCCATGATGTCATCATAGAGGTCTCCGAGCGACCCAAGCGCAACGTAGTTGTTGGCAGCGATTGCGGCCGGCACGATAGCATCGGGCCAGACAGCGGGAGCGTTGGTTCCGTAGAACACCGCCTGGTCGAACGCAAGACCGAACGCTTCGAGAAGCTTCGGCTTGACTTCACCCCAGATGTCGTAATCGCTGTCGTCGAGCACGCTCTCGGGCACGACTACGATGACGGCCAGCTCTTCTGCTTCGAGGTACTTGTTCTCCCACATCTGACGAGTCGTCTTTTTCATGGCGATATCAGAAGCGTCAGAGCGAGCAGCCGGGCCAGGGTTCAGGAAGTACGCAGTCGGAAGGACCGACAACACCGGAATCCTTCTCTGCTGTCTGCTCATGTTCGGGGCTCTCGTTGCCAGGGACATGACTGCACTTGACTCAGGCATGCTCTGGATGATCTCACGCTGATACTCTTCGGGCATCAGTGCTTCAGCACCAGACCTCGGAATATACGTGGACATGCAATCAACTCCTTGTTCGTTAATTTACTCTGCCTACTGTGACCTACCTGACGCTCTGCGGATCAAGTCATTCATGTTGAACCCGGTCCGCTTGCCCTTGTCGTTGCTCTGGTCATCGCCGGTGCGCTTAGCATCGGGTGCACCGCTGGCGACCAGATATGGCTTAGACTTGACCAGAGCTTCAAGCGCGGCCTTGACGCCGATGACGTTGCCGTCCTCTTCGACGCTGACACCTTCTTTGCTCATGAGAGTGTACGCAGCGTCTCCGTCGATGATCTTCATGGCTGCCGCCTGTGCTATGACTTCTGCACGGATAAGACGATCATTAGCCCGCTTGAGAGCTTCTTGAGCCTTCTTGTCCGCTTCGTCCTTCTCTGCCTTAAGGCGTTCAGTCTCAGTCATAGCAGCCTTCTTACGCTCTTCTTCGATTTTCTGCTCCCAGGCTTTCTTTTCACGCTTCAGCCGATCCCGGACGATCCGGTCTATGTCCTCTTGCGTGAATAACTTGTCGCCTGTCTTCTTCCCGGCATCATCCTTGCCGTCTTGGTCCTGGTCTTTACCAGTATTGTCGCCGGTGTCAGTATCATCCTTATCACCGGCTCCGGAGTCATCATTGTCTCCGGCGAACAACTGTAGGTCAAAATCGAAATCCCCCGACCGCAAACCTTTAAGCATCTCTTCCATCTTCCTTACCTCCCGTTTTACGCCCGTCGGCTTTTGAAATAAAGATGGGATTGTGGCCGCATCTCCCCTGTTCTCAGGCTTGGAGACCTTACGACTTAATTGTACTAGACTATCAAGTGATGACACAATACCTAAGTATCAAGCTTCACCCTCACCTCTCCCTAATGCTCATCAAAGCTTCTGCTGCAAGCTTGCCTGCCTTTCCTCTCAGCTCATCTGGAAACACGGTCTCGATGAAGTCTCGCTCTCGCTGCTGCATACCATCTCTGAGCGCAACATCGATGAGCTTAATGAGATGCTTCATGTCTGTTGCATGGTACCCGATCTGCTCGTCGTAGATGCGATACTCAAGATTCTCTTTATCATCTGCGAAGTGAGCAAGCACGTCAGCCTTGCAGAGCCAGTCGGGGAAGATCACCGGCTTGCCCAGTGCCCATGCTTCGTACAGAGTCGAGCCTGCGTCAGCGATGACGACATCAGCGTCTAGAAGCTCTTGCAGCGTGACATCTTGCGCTTGCTGATGTGAGAGCCTCGACGACGGGTGCATCGCAAGATGCGTCTCGTACTCATCTGGTATTTCGTTGATGAGTGACAAGCACTGTGGATAGCTGCTACGGCCTCTGTGTCGGTGATAGTAGCCGTGCGTCGGAGCCCAGACGACGTACGGCTTGTCATGCTTTTGTCGCTCATACTCGCCTTGAAAGACTGGGTCAAGCTTAGTGTAACCAGTAACCCAAACCTTACCCTTATACCCACCCTTCATGATGCGATCCCGCCATGCAGGGCCGACGACAAACGCATGACTGTATTGTCTGATGCACTCGGCTAGCCAGTAATTCTTATCACCAATGCCGTGACTCATGAAGACATCGTTCGAGCCGACCGGATCTTTGCCGGTCTCGGTAATGCGGGTCTCACTGAAAAAGCGCAAATTCAGACGAGCTCCGGGACGCTCGGTGAAGCCGGCTGAGCCGGCTGGGAGATGCTTGAGGATGGGATTCGCCAGAGCTTCGACGACACGGACGTAAGGCTTGTCTCGTCGCTGAGAAGGCGTATCGTAGACCATGTTGTACTCATACCGCATGTCTGGGCGATGTCGTCCCTTCCACTCTTCGGTTGGATTACCGAAGCGCAATCCTCTCGTCGAGCGCAGTCGTCGGAACTGAAGCGATGTCGTCTCAATCTCAATCTGTGTGACTTCACCCGGTGGGAACGTATAACTGTCTACTGTAATGGGAAAATGGAACCTGTTGAATACGTTGACGAGCGACTTCATTCCCTCTGTCACCGACCTCTCGCTTGAATGACTTGTCCGTCCAGCATGTCGCCGTGCTCAGCTATGTCTACAACGAATCGAGCCAACTCCTCGGGCTTCATCATATTCTCGAAATCATCATCCGGAGCAATCTTCCTCCGCATATCAGTAGCGCAAGCTCCTGGAGCGATGCAATAGACCTTGATCCCATAAGGGCGAAGCTCCTCAGACATGGAGAGGGAAAAGTTAATGACAGCAGCCTTGCTGGCGGAG